TTGTACTTTTTGTATCCACATCTACTAATTCATTTATCTCTGATACACCAGAAGATAAGAATAGTTCATCTGCGTTTGAAGAGAAGTTGAATAAAGAATCTATTCTTGTATCTATATTACTAGAAAATGTATCAACCCAAGAACGATTGTAGATATTAGCACTTGCTGGAAATCGTAATCGGATATTTGAACTATCTGCAAATCTTCCAGTTGCATTTGTACTAGCAATGTAACCAATAATATAAGAACTTGTGATTTGGTTTCCTATCCAATTTCCTCTGATTGCCCCACCAGATATCGCTGCACCAGAAATTGCCCCAGAAACTCTTAAAGTATTGGTTGTGTCATTCCAAGTTATCTGCGGGTCTCCATCAATTGAACCTGCATTGTTATATTGAATATACCCTTCCCCACCACCAGGTGAAGCAGCAGCCACTAGATAACCTAATGCAGACCATGCAGATACTCCATCACCAAATTTTATTTTTAGAGTATCAGTTTCTATTCCAACCTCACCATGAAGCAAAATTGGGTCATTTGCAGTCCAATTTGCTGCTGTATCACGTCTTAATTGAATTTTCACTACGATGCCGAATCACCACCATCTATTGGGGTACTACCAGAATAATTAGAATTTGACAACCCACCATCTAAGTTTGGGCTAGAGGTAACCGCTTGAGAAGACCACTTACCTTGTGTAGAATCCCAAGTCAATACATCACCATCATCTGGATAGATATACTGAACATCTTTTAAACCTGATAATGCAAAATCTGAATCTTTGTTAACATAATCAAAATCTCCTGTTAAAGGATTATATACCAACTTTGGCATTATGAATACCCATATGAACTTCTACTTGACCAAACATTTGTAAATGTACTAACTCCTTGTGCATATTTCGCACTTGATATATCATAATTACTATTATAAGTCAATTTAATTATTCTCCAAGAAGCATCACCATTAGCAGATCCTGGTGGGGCATAACCAACGTACTCAACATTATCATTAGCATCATATGCTAATCTAACTACTAATCCGCCACTTGGGATAGTGATAATATAATCTTTTAATCGTGATATAGTTACTGCCATATAATCCGCCTAATCGTACCAACCTTATCTTTATATGATACCTTATCCCCTTCCTTAAGTGAAAATGATTCTAATACTTCTTCTCCTGGAGTTTCTTCATTTGGTCTATCTGTTTGTTGAGAGGATGGTTTATAAGCGATGTCCTCTATCTGTAACTCAGGATCTTTAAGACTAGATTCTATTCTATTAATTTCTTCCATAGGAATTCTCTTTGGTTGGAATGATGATAACTTATCCAATACTTCTAATGAATCGGACACATTCTTTTCTGGAATCTTCTCTAATGGAACGCTAATATAACCACGATAATAAGGATACCCATTATTATCAGTTTTAAGAACCTCCTCAGAAGCTACACGAAGAACATCTCCAACTTCGCATACTATCTTAGTTGCATTCGACTTCCCGAAAAACATCAATAACTTCCCTGGAACTTTGATATTATTAGGAAGATGATTATAATGTTCTTGTTCCACATTAATGCCTAAGAAATAGTTAAAGACATCATTCTGGCCTTTTACTAACTTCATATCCCAAACCACACAATCTACTTCATAGTGCTTCTTACATTTTCCCCATCCGTGGTTTTGGGGATATTCATATTGGTGTTCTAGAGTTTTAATCATTACTCCTTCTGAAATTCCAGGAGGGCGTCCAGTCTTATCTGTAAAGATATTATTAATAGCTATTTGAATATCATTAAAGTTAGCACCATCTACATAGTATCCATCAGCTTGCTCAGATAAAGATTTAGTATTCCGTTCTACGAGAATATGTTCTGTTGGTTTAATCTGCCCTAAGTATTCTACACGTTCATGAAGCGGATGAGAGCGTATGTCTTGTCCATTGAAATAGAGAACATCAAAGATAAAGATGTGTGCTATTTGTTCTAGGACTTTAGGATCTGTGTGAGTGCTATTAAGAATAGCATTTGCTACTGTTCTATGTAAGACTGCTCCATCTTTGATGGCAATGAATTCACCATCAAGAATAGTATTATCAGGAATGGACTCTAATTCTCTCATAATAAGAGGAAGACGTTCTGATACATCTGAAGACTTTTCTTTAAGTGATTCTGGATCAACATGTGCAAATGGAACACCCTTTATCTTACCAATTGATAAACGGAGACCATCGCATTTAATATCTATTAGGAGTGGTTTTGAATTCCAATCTGCTCCCTCAAGCTCTTTTTGAAGGATATTATATTCGAAACGATAAAAGGGTTTCGCAGTTGAATAATATTGGGGAGTTAGTTTAGATAGAGTATTTTTTTTTAAAGCGTCAAGAGAAGCTGTAAGTCTCTCTAAAGAAGCGGTAGCTTCATTTAGATTTACATCATTAGACTTTTGTCCACGACTTCTATATTTCTCATAACACATCCGTGATATTTGTTCTTTTGGCCTGTCAGGACTGTGTTTAGTCTCAAATTCTATACATCGAGAAACATAATCCTGCTCACTTTCATTAGGATGAATATCTGGTAATTTCTGCTCTATAGTATCTATTCTCTCACCTCCTTCATTCTTAAGAACATTAAGTGAAGAAGATATCTTATCTAAGGAAGAGGATATTTCATCTAAATATTCAAATCTATCCCAATCATCATCTTCATCTTCTGGCTTATCTCCTCTATATCCATGGGCATGTGCTGCTCTTCCTTGAGCTTCTGCTTTAGAATGGGCTCGTGTACTTCCTTCTTTATCACCTTCAGTATAGGTATAACACTTTCCATGCCCACCCCATCTCCATCCAGGTTTACCATTCTCTTGACAAGGTCCCACTGGCATTCTCTCACACTCTCTCACTTATCAACATTAATATGACAATGAAAATGATCTTCACAATGTTTAGTGGAAGTATCAATTCTAACATTACGTTTAAATTCTCTACGCACAAAATATAGGATCTTACCAAACATCTCGTTGGTGATATATTCCGTATGATCCCTTAAAATCAATAGATAGGTAGATGGACATTTAAGACATCTAATAATTATGTAATCAACTTTATTAGCAAGATTCCTATCTCGGGGATAGACAAGTTCATATTTATCCACAGAAGAAAATACATCGCATAATTCACATCCCTTAACAAGATTATGATTTATATCCATTAATAAATCCTAGCATCCTTGCAAGCAGGACCCGGTCTTGGCCCAACAATTGCAACCCCCATAAATTCTAACTCATTGGCGCAACGCATCATATGATCAGAATTCCAGGAATCATCAGTAGCCATCTCGATTGATAAGGACTTAAGAATACCACAATCTATTAGAGTGATTGCATCAGCCCCATTCTTTGTATTTGGATTGATATACAAATCACCATAGAGAGCATTATCCCTAAAGTACTGATTTTGAACAGTTCCTATAAAATCCAATGGAGCCCATGAATGCCCTAAATCTACATAATTACTAGCCCAATTAGTTGAATACTTCTTAATAATATCAGCTTCATATAATACTGGAGCCTGGGTTATCATATCAGCCCAAGCACCGGGTGTTAATAATACTGCATCATGATATACTCTATAATCATGAGATTTGCTGAGGATTTTCTGGTCGTACTTGAGTGGTATCGGGTTGAGTTGGATTCTGTTGAGGGACATTATTACCTCCAATTGGTTGTGAAACATTTTCCATTTCTGGAACAGGTGGAAATCCCATAACCTTACGAATTTCATTCTTAGTGATGGGAGGGTCATTTGCGGTAGCTGTTAGAATATTCCCAAGCCATTTTGCTTTCTCTGCTTCATCTGAATCGGTAACTGAATTAAATGTTAATGTGACACGAACTGGTAATCCATTATTATCTACTAGATTATTACGACCGAGACATTCATTAAAGAGAGACTCTCGTATAGTTTCTGAGAGAACTAATTGATATGCTTTTATCATACGTTCGTAGAGGATAGCTTTAACTCTTGCTGTAGCCTCTGTACTGCCTTTTCCAAGTCCTAAAGCTTCTTCTGGACACATAAGACCTGTGATAAGTTGAGTTAGGAAATAGTTATAATATTCTTCTATACCCTGGATGCCCTTTTCATCTATTGTAGAAAACTTAATCATCCAAGGCACTATGAATTCATTAATCTCATTAATATCTTCCAACTTAATCTTTATATCATCCATCACTGCAGAGGGAGGTAATTGACCGTCCTTTTCATCACCAACTGTAACAACGAGTTTTCGAGTACCATGGCGTTTAATAGCATTATAGAGAGCTTCATTAGTTCCCTGTTTCATATCTATAATACTTATATTCGGTTCTATTAGAGAGACTCCATATGGGGACCCTGGAATTGGAAAGAATCTAATATGAATAATATCATCAGGATTCACTTCGCTACCAATCTTTCTACCATCAATTTCTTGTTGATAAGAAACTACTTCGCCAAATTGGTTGTAATTTATAATCATTGTCTGAGGATTTACTGGAAATAATTTGACTACATCACCACGTCTTATTCTACGTTTTTCAATGAAAGCGTCACCAAATATTAAGACATTCTGAGTTGCTTCTAAAAGAACTCTCCCAAGGCTAAGATAATCACAAAGGTCACTAATGTACTTCTCAGCATCCTTATTTACAGAGTGTATATTATAACCAACCATAACGGTGTTAAAAGCAGTTGCATTTAAAGAAGCAAAGACAGTATTGTCTCCTCTGTAATATTTATAATATTTCTTAAGATCACTAAGTGTACGCCCTTCCTTATCGGATAAACCTGATTTAGTTGTCTTACCAACAAATATGAAAGTGTTGGCTCTTCCATTTGCTTGAAGATATTTTATATTATTCCTTTCTGGATGTAGCAGGGACATTCTTCTTCTTTCCTCTCAACATTATTTCAATAGTGGATACGTTTCTATCTTGAAACTTTTCACTACCTATTTTAATTTCACATACTTTCATCTGTTTAATCAATTTCTTAGCAAGCTTATAATCCTCTTTGTTAACAGCATCCTCTAATTCATCGAAGGATGGTAATTCTGAAGGCACATCAAGATATTGACGCAATAATATAGCAGCAACATCTATAGAACGTTTAACATTATTACCACGGCCTATTATATGCAAGCATTCTTTATCTGCATTCAAAGCAAAGAAACATGCCGTGATATACCTATTAATTATCTTATTCCCTATTGGGATTGTTTCTACGGATTCATTAGATGTCATATTACCTCAACTTATATCTTATACATATCATATATTCTTTTAGTAGATATCACATTAGCAACCACACTCCAATCTATGGTGCCACCTTCTTGAGAAGTCTCTACAGCAAAGGAGAGACTATCAATACAATCATCATGACGAGATCTTGGATACAGACGTAATTCATCAATGAGATTGGATAGTAATGGGTTAAGAATAATTCTACCAGTTTCAAAGAGTAAGGATAGTCTATCTGACCTTGTAACCTTATCATTAATTTTAGAAGGTTTGATTGGGATAATAGGAAGACTTGGAAATGTCTTTTGCGTATCACTAACCATTATCTTCTGTTGAGCTGCAGCATCCATCCCTATTCTGGATGCATGATACTTATCATCTAAAGCTCTCATAATATCTATCTGTCTATTTAAAGTAGAATGGGTACGAATAGAATCTAATATGTATATATCTCCTTTTGGGTCTACTCCTATAACTGTAGCCACACCCCAATCACTATTTGCATCATCACCACCAAAGTCCACTCCTATATATCTTTTAAGGTCCAATGGAATTATACCATTTAGTTTCTTAAACTTATCTATTGAATTATCAATCCACTCAGGTTTGAATTTAGTTACCCCACTAGCAATAATCTCATTTTGGTATTGCATTTGAAAGAAAAGTTCACCTTGATGCTCTCGTACAAATTTAAGAGTGAGAGTACTTTCAGGTAGTCCATATTCTTTTATCATCTGTTCATCCCAAGGTAAATGTTTTGGCCATAAGACCTTTGCTCCATTCCCATGTTCATCAGGCTCCTTTAATAGAGCCTTATACTTAAGCGTGTTAAATCCAGCTTTGGTCATAAGATATTCATGAAAGTCATTTTCGTGCCAACGGGTTCCTATGTCTATCACTTGTGTATGAGCAAGGAAAGTGCCAACTAAAGGACCATTGTACCAATCCTCTAGGTCTTTACGACGCACTTCTGTTTTAGAGTTATCATCATCGGTAACATCATCTAATACTATTAGGTCATAGTGACCAGAAATAATACGAGAACCTTGACCTATGACTTTTAAAGTAGCATCCTTCAATGGAACCATTCTAGTCTCAGTTTGTCTTACACGTATTTGACTTCGAGACCATTCTGCATTTCCTTTGAAGTCTCCCCATAAGGATATTAGTTTATTATTTAAAGTTAAACATGATTGAACAAAACTCATCATATCATTAGCTTTATCTTGATTAATCGTAACTATCAATACTCTGATATTTCTATCACGAATAATTCTCCAAACTATATAAGAACCAACTATAGAAGTCTTACCATGCCCACGAGGAGCAAGTAGAACTGTAAACTTATTATCTTCAAATGTCCGTAGCCATTCTTGATGGAACCATTCACACTCCAATCCAAGAATTTCTCTAGTAAATAACACTGGATCATTTGAATATTTTAGAATCTCCAAACTTTTATCTGGAAGAACACTAAATGATTTCTCTAATGACGTCATAAAAAGAAATAGAAGGGGGAAGATATCCCCCTAAACATATGCTTGTCTTTAGAAACCCAAGTCATCTTTGAATGCACCGAAGATTATCCCAAGGAATAATCCAATTGGTCCCCACTGTAGTGCTGGAAAGATACCAATGGTACCAAGGATGGTACCGAGGATGAAACCAAAGATACCGAAGACAATTCCAAGCCCTAATCGTTGTAATATATTACTTTTCTCAGCCATGTTTACATCACTTATTTTATTATCACATTAAACACATACGAGTAAGCGTGATTATTCTGGTTCTTCCTTCGTAATTTTCAACCGATGTGCCCAAGCATTTTGAGTTGCTAAAAGAATTGCTACAATTACAGGCACGAATGGTAAAAACCACGTTGGCAAACCAGTCAGGTCTTCAGTTTGAAAGAAATTAATTGTATATGGGATAACTATACCAGCAATAGCGAATAAAAGACCGTAAAGGAACTTTTTAGCTACTATGGTCCAATCATTACCACCCTCGAGGGTATAATTTATCACTTTTGGTGCTTCTTCTGACTTACAGACCACCTTTTTAATTGTTTCTGCCATGATTCTACTCCATTTTCACCATTTTTACATCAAAAATACATCATTTTAGCTAGAAATCTCTATAATTTCAGGGTTTTCCGCCTCATTTTCTGCATTTTTAGGCTCTTTCTCATCACTTTTAAGGCCTTCAGATTCCCTTGTTAAAATCATATCTACTATCTTTTTTCGGCAATTTGGGCATAGTTCGCGACTAATATCGACCAGAAAGTTGTTAATTTGTATCAAATTTGTCTGTTTTGCCTCCTTAGCATAGCCAAACTGACGATATGCCTGTTCTAAAAAGGTACTCCAGTTCTTTCTACGCTGTTCCATTGAGGTCAAAACATCCTTTGCTGCCCTTATTATATCGATAGAATCAGCTGTTTTGGCTACTTTCTTAAGTTCTGTCCTCATTATCTTATAAATCTCAAGAGTCTGCTCCTCCAACTCGTACATCTTCTCTCTAAACTCTGCCCTAAGAAGCTCCTCTGGGTCATCTCCTCCCTCAACCGTATCTAAATATTCTCCTATCTTAGCACTTTTCAGGTATCTATTTATCGACATAGCACTTAATGCTGATAGGTCTGATATATCTGGATGTGCTTGACGCAGGTGAGAAGCTATTTCATCCTGCGAAAACCCAGCATTAACTAGGTTATTAACTTCTTGTTCAAGTCCATACTGTACTATCTTATTTACTTTTGTCATACTTCACATATAAGCGATATAATAAGTATATTAATATACCACATAGCACTATCAATCCACAAATAGTAGTGCACAAAATAACAAGTATAATAAGTATTATTAAAAATTCCCATCCATAAAACACGTTCTCACCTCATAAAGTATAACCTAAGTACCCACCCTTACCCGCCATAGCAATTGGCACTCCTTCTCTGACATATTTCATGGGGCTTACCCTCTGAGGATGCGTACACCGCTCCTCAATATATATATTGTTAGGGAGGTTGGTTTCTTTGTATATATAAAGGTACCGGTATCCTTATCTATTGGGAGTAGGCACAAAGCTTATAAACCCCATTTATATACTCTTTATATACTCTATCCCTATGTTGCTTATCGTTACTAGTAGATAAATACCATAGGTAAAGGTATTTTAAGATCCTGTTTCCGTTACGTACGAGTAGATTATGTTTCCGTTAGTGGTAGGGTGTAGAACTAAGTTGGGCTTTTCCCAGATAAATAATTAAGACTAGTAGTAAGAATATATAGGGGAAGCGAAGATTTATATGGTTGGAAAAACTTACTACTGTTGGAGATGAAAAAGTTATGAGTAAGCAACTGTATAAAGAGATAGAGGGAACAAAAGCATATTTCCCCTATCAGATAGGCAACTATACTAACTATGTAGAGATTTCTCAACAACTCTACATACCGACAGGGGAAATAGGTGTGCATCTATGCCACACTAGAGATAAGAACGGTAAGGTAGCCAACTCCGTTGTTATCCCTGCCTCTATTAAAGACGCAATAGGTAAACAACTCATCGACTATAAGATTACAAAGACCTCTAGCGTCTTAGAAGGCAAATCTACTGAAGAATTGAAGCAACTTGCCTCTATTCTACTCTCGGAACTAAAGAAGAGGAAGTAAATCCCCTCTATCTTCTTTTTTGTCTATAAGAGGATACTAAATGAACGAAATACTACTCAATACAGGTCTTTTAGATATTGGAATAGGGATGAAAAATGAACTCTAGTATTGGTTTTTCAGTCTATATAGAATATAACGCACTCAATAAGACAGATAACTTAAATATAGACACCAAAAGCAACTCTACATATAACTGTTACCAGATAACTGCCTATTAATCTAAAAAGGGCACTCTATTATTGGAAATTGAGTCTATAAAGAGAGGTGATACATGATAGAGAAATGGATAAGAAGATACAACATAATAGGTTTAAAGCCGATAGTCTTAATATCTGTCGTAGACGGATTTAGATTTAACGGCTCTACACCTAT